ATTATAGCACTAAACTCTCCAGTAAGCAACTTTCTTTTCTTTTGGTTCATCAGACCACTCAGGATCTTCTGGATGTGATAAGTGCCAAGACTCTTTCATATAGTGTATAGCCATAGTCATAGCATCTACTTGGTCATCATGTGCAGCATTTGGAAAACGTAACATCTCTTCTAATAAATCTTCTGACCACTTTTTATTTTTAGGTAGCCATACTTTACCAGACTCCATCATAGGAGTAGACGCATAGACTCTTGATACTTTATCTCTATCAGGTAGATACTCTAGTACAGGTATACCAGCTCTACGCATATCTTGTATTAATGATTGACCAGATGCTTTCTTCTCTACCATACATACATCAGGTCTATGCTCCTGATACAATAGTTGCGTCATGCGCCTTAATTCTGGATATTCAAATCTTCCTTTAATGTTTCCTAGAAGAATAAGATTGCCTTCATAGCTTTCATATCCATCTTCAGTCTGATCATACATAGAGAATATACCCCATGTTTGAATAACACTATAATCTGCTGTAGTTTTTGTAGAGAATGCTGTATCATAGGTTTGTATTATAAAATCACAGGGTGGTGGTTCATCATATTCCCACCATTTAATCCATTTCTTCTTTATTAATCCACCTTCATCTGGTGTTGGGTCCTGCATATACAATGCATTCCAGTATCTGCTACCATTTGATGCTTTAATCTCGTGTTCATCTATACGTAGAACTTCTTCTGGTTTCCATTCAGGAAAATAACTAGATCCTACTGGAAGATCTAACAATTTTGCAGCAGGTTCATCTAACCATGCAGGAATACGTACAACATCCCAGGGAATAACATCATAATCTCCTGCATTATCCTCTTGTTTTAGTAACCATCCACATAAATCATCATAATGATACCTTGTATTAATAATTAGTATAGAACCATTAGGCATAATACGTGTTCTTAGTCCTGCAGGGTACCATTCCTTAACGTATCTTCTACCTGCTTCAGAGTAGGAGTCTTCTTCTGACATGACATCATCAAGAATTGCGATATGTGCTCCTCTTCCTGCAATCTGGGATCTAACTCCAGCAGCGTAATACTGTCCTCCTTTGTTAGTCTTCCACTTTCCTGCAGCTCGTACATCTGATCGTAAGGACACTCCTTGGAAGACATCTTGAAACTCTTCAGTATTGACAATGTCCCTGACAGAACGCCCAAAATCACTTGATAACTGGTCACTATGGGAAACAGTAAGTATCTCATGTTCTGGATTCCTTCCTATATACCATGCTGGAAACAATTTAGAACAGATAACAGACTTAGAAGACCTAGGAGGTAGAAAGACCATTAGCCTTTTAATGTCTCCAGACTCTAATTGTAGTAATTTATCTGCTATTACTTCAATATGTTTACCCATCTTAAAGTCTGACACAAGCATTGGTGCCATTTGTTTGACAAACGTAAGAAAATCTTGCTTAGATTCTTGTTTAATCTTATACTTTAACATTATATCTAAGTCTAACAAGTTTTCAAAGTAAGGCGTAGGCTCTATATGTTCTATAACTTCTATAACATTATATCCTTATTGTATATCTTTATATTTATTATTATTATATTAACAATAACAATAATAACAAGCAATAGTATTTTATATATTATATATAATTATACAAACCTTTTTTAAGATTGTCAAGTCTTTTATTATTTATTTTTATTATGGTTAGTCTGACAAGGTTTTTTGTAAATATATGGCACCCCTATATATATATAATAAACTCGCCTGAATTTTTGGGGTGGGGTGTTCCCTTTTTGTTCTATAATCCTTTATTTCTGTCAAAAAGATACCTTATCATTATAAAACATTATAAAAAGTGAGTAGATTATACAATTTATAACCCCCTTTATGTTATACAATCGTATTATCTAATATAAATCCTTATATATAAAGCGTTCTTATATCTCTTATATACTCTTATATAGTTAGTTCTAATAATATAAATAGTTATGCTTATGATTATATATGGTGACTAGTCACCCTATAATATTATTTAAATATATATATTTGTTTGACAATATGAGATGATTGAATTATATAATGGGTAACCAAGAAAAACTACGTTATAACCATTTGGATATAGCGAACTTAAATAAAGGAAACTAAAAATGACTAACACTATAAAAGAAGTAAAACTAAATAAGACAATTCAAGCATCTATTAAAGCTACAGGTTTAATTATGCCTAAGTACTTAGAAAGTAAGAAGGTATTAAATAAAGCTACTGGCTTGGTAGATAAAGAAGGATTTATAATAGTAGCCCATATGATTAGCGCATATTCTTTTGAATTAAATGATAAAGAGAAAGCTTTATATATGAAAAGTATTATTAGAACTGGAATGAGTGAGACTGAATTCAAGGAAAAGAGAAAGGTAGCTAATTCACCAGTAATAAAATCTATTATTAAATCTAATTCAACCCATCAATCAGTTTTAAGAGAATTAGAGAAATTAGATTTACATACTATGACAAGTGTTAAGACTTTTAAGAATTCTCATAAAGTTATAGATGGTGAATTTCTAGTTAAAAAAGATTTACCTAGTAATAAGGTTCAATCTGATAAAGAAGCACCTATTGAAAAGAATGAAAAGAAATTAGATATTTCTAAAATGAATAGAGATGAATTAATTTCTCAAATATCCATTAGGCAAATGGAAATTGAATTAATGAAAGTTCAATTAAATAAACTTAATCAAGAAAGCGAGGATGTAAAAATAGCTTAACTTTTAAACATCTAATATTAAAGCCCTTGTATTAATTTATAAGGGCTTTTTTTATGTCTAATTTAAGAGCCCTTCACTATCCTTTACTATATATCTAAGCACCTACACCCTACCAAGCACCTCCAATAGCTAACTAGCACCCCTTAAAAGCCTATTAAATAGCCTATTTGACTTAGATTAATAGCTATATATACTACACTTAATGAAAGGTTATAAAAATGAAATATAATAATATACAAAAATTAACTAATAATTGGAAAGCTAATGAAGGTAATTCATGTAAAGTTTTATATAATGGATTGAAAAGAATTAAACATAAAAAACCCAGTAGCTTAAAAGTATATCATAAGATAAGCGCAAATACTTTTATACATATTATGACTGGTGAAAAGATTATTATTAAATAAGAGGGTGACTAGTCACCATACAAAATAGAAAGGAACTAATCAGAATGTTAAAATTTATTATGCAATTATGGATATTAACTTTTATATGTATATCTCTTTTAATACTATTCATGGCACTAGGTGGACATGAACACCAAGCTATATTAGATGGTGCTAAATTTAGTACTAAAATATTAGTAGCTAGTAATATAGTTATTGATACTGTTATATTAGTTATATATATTTTATTTAAAAGATAGGGTGACTAGTCACCTTACAATTAGAAAGGAACTGAACAGAATGATAATAGATAACTATACAATAATAAATGTGAGAAACTTTAAAGATTATAAAGATAAAGTCTTTTATATTAAACCCTTTAAACTTAATATAGCGAACCCTTTATTATTTTTTTATATGAGATTAGCAAGGAAAGGAACTGGACAGAATGAGTAATGGATTTATATTTAATGAAACATCTGACATAGTTAGTATTGCTACCTTCAATTCATCTAATCCAAAGACAGGTGATGAGGTGCAGACATGGATAATATATAAACATGAGCCACCACATGTAGCTATAGACACAGGCAAAGACTCTATAATATGTGGTGATTGTAAGCATAGAGGTAAGGTGTTATCTTTTAAAGATGCTCTCAAGTATGCTAATATATTATCTAATGTTAAGAAGAAAGCACTACTAAAAAGAATAGATACTAAAAGAGAGAAAGGTTTAAATAGTATTAATGTTGATAGAAGATGTTACGTTACTACATGGCAAGCACCACTAAGCATATACAAAGCATGGAAGAAAGGTAACTATCCAACACTAACACCCAAGCAAGCGCAGAAAAGATTAGCTTATAAGAAGGTAAGGCTTGGCTCGTATGGTGACCCAGTACACGTACCACTAGAGGTATGGAATACTATATTAAAATTTACACTAGGCACTACTGGTTACACGCACCAATGGAAAAACTTAGAGTATATAGGATATAGTAAATATCTTATGGCAAGTGTTGATACATCAGAAGAAATGTTTCAAGCTAATGTTTTAGGATACAGAACTTTTAGAGTAAGGAAAAAGAATGAAGAGGTGCAACCAAATGAAGTGGGTTGTTTATCTGATAGGAATGCAAGAGGTACTAAGAAACTTGTACCTTGTGTAGATTGTATGATGTGTAGTGGTTTGACATCTAAAGTTACTAAAGATATATCTATCATACAACATTAACAGTTACCATTTTGGTAACATAACAAGGTGACTAGTCACCCTATTGAAAGGAAAGAACATGAAGAATAAATTTGGTAAATCAAAAAACATTGACAATGCATATGCTACATACAGAGTAGTAACAGATAGTGGTATGTACTTTGAATGGAAGATTTTAAAGACATGGCAACACAAAGACAATGAAGATAAGAACCCTTATGCTAGGTGGTATACTGCATGCAAATCTCCTATGACCTACGATAGTTGGGAATATGGTGATGCTTACATAAAAGAAATACTAGACACTAATCCAGAGTTAATATCAGCAACAGAAGAATGGAAGGAAACATACAATGAAGTATAAAAAATATGAGCTATGGTGGGCTACATTTAAAACAATGCTCACATTAAAACCTATGTATGCACAAGTAAATGAAACAGATTTAGATAATGTCTATACAGAACATGTAAGAAAGTTTAAGTATGGCTATCTATTCTATAGAGATATGATAGATTTCTATAACAATAAAGAATATCTAGGTGCATTCTTTAGTATAACAAAAGAACAATATGATATACGTAAAGAAGAGAACATGATGAGAGATTATGTAGCTGAAGCACATGAGAATGGTAACCCATATAACGTGAGAGGATAATGAAATGAATGTGATACCATTTAAAAAGAAAGAAGATACTACATACAAAACAAATATACATTATAGATTTGGACAAGCTAAAGCATTGCTTAATTATGTACTAACTAATGACAGCTTGACTACTATAGAGAGAACAGCTATAGATAATTTTATAATTAATGATGATAAAATAAAGGAGAATACATGACAGCATTACAGAACAGTTACTTACTAGAACTAGAAGAAAAGTATGGAGATAAAGCATTATCTTTTTTAAATAAAGGGTATAACTTTTCTGAACAGTTTGCTAATGAGTTTATTAAACAACACAACGTACCAGACCATGAAGAAGAATATGTTTCTGAGTGGTTACAAGAAGGATATAAGGAGGTGATGAGTGGAGTATAAAGAAATACAAACTTACTTAGATGCTGATAGTTTTATTGAAGCACATAAAGGACTATGGGATATGCTAGAAAGTAAGTATAAAAAGATAGATGAAGAAACTGTAGTGATAGATAATACTACATGGAAACTAATGAAAGGAAGTATGACATGCATAAAGTAAATAAAGATATACTTGTATCAGCAAGTGATGTAAGTAAAGAAGAACAAGAAGAATATAATAAGTGGATTGATAAACAAAATAAAGATAAAGAAAGAACAGAAGATTTAGACAATCAATACTATAGTGAAGGAGAACAACATGAATGACTTACAAAACAGTATAGGTAATGTTTCAAATACATTACAACAAGCAAAAGAATATGCAGATAGAGCTGTGGATAGTGCTAATGAGGCTGAGATACAAGCTAGTGAAGCACATACACAAGCAATAGAAGCACGTGAGCTAATAGAGAGAGCTATGGAGTGGCTAGAGGAGTTAGACAATGAGTGATAAACAATTAGCTGAAAAACATTTTGGTATGTTGCATGACAATTGGATAGGTGATGAGCAAAGACACTATGAAGAGTATTATGGTGTGGAATGTGCTGATAAAATTTCAACATCTAAATTAAAAGAACATACTTACAAAGACTTGAGAGTAATACAAGAATTTTTTGAGGAGTATCATTATGCCTAATAAGATGAGTAGAGATATAAATACAATACCAACTACAGACAGACACATAGTAAGCTATCAACTATATGTAGAGTGGAATGATAGTCCTAAATTAGTACGACTAAATCATGATATGCCTAGCCATGTAGCCAATGCTATTGATGAATGGTTTGGAGATATAGAAACAGAGGAGAATGTATAATGACATGGTCTAAAACTCCAGAGCAAATGGGTATACAACCATGTGAAGTATGTGGTGAAGATACTAGCTTTGGCTCTGGTAGATTTGTTAATCGTATACCATGTGATGATAATTATATGTGTTATGAATGCCTTGCTGAAATTGAAAAAGAAATAGAGGAGGAAAGTGAAATGCAAAAGGAGAATGATAATGATAGATGATGCAATAACAACTGTAGGTTTTGCTTTACAATCTTATGTTAATACTTGTATCCATGAGGATACTGAAGAGAACAAAGCAGAACGTGAAGAACTAGAAGAAGCATGGGCAGTAATAAAAAAGAAATTATTTAAGGAGAATAGCTAATGACTAAAATATATATTAGAAAAGTTCATGACGACCAAGCATATACTATTTCTTTTGGCACAGAGAAAGATGTTAAAAATTGGAAAGAGGAACAAAAGGAATGGGAAGAGGAAGATTTTTCTGTAGCTGACGATAGTATAGAATTACTTTGTGAATTTAAAGACAATAATTTACGTGAAGTATTACAAAAAATTAACAAAGAATTAGATGTGTTAGTTAAATTGGGAGTGTTACACAGATGAACATATTTGTATTAGACAAAGACCCTATCATATCTGCACAGATGCAATGTGATAAGCACATAGTAAAGATGCCATTAGAAACTGCACAGATGTTGTGTTCTGTATGGCATAGGTATGGTTCAGCAGATAGAGTACCATACAAGGAAGCACATAGAAACCACCCATGTACACTATGGGCAGGAGATGATGCACATAATTATGATTGGCTATGGAGACATGGCATGGAGCTATGCTTTGAGTACACCAGAAGGTATAACAATATACACAAGTGCCAAGCTATTATCATGGACTTAACAATAGATAATGTTGGCTTTGCTTTTGAACACATGAGCAGACAAGGTACACCACACCCACTATGTATGCCAGATGTACATAAAGAAGAAGATAATGCTGTATTATCATACAGAAGATACTATGCTAATGATAAGAAAGATATAGCTAAGTGGGAGAAGACAAGACCTATGCCAGATTGGTATGCTAGTGGTGCGTATAAGATAGATGTTGACTTTGATATTATGGGACAAGAGTTTGCAAACTTAGGTGCGTATGATGGATAATAAACTTGACATGTTTCAAGAAGTAATGTAAGGTACGAACATGAATAAAAACTTTGTAATAGCTTTTATATCTCAAGATAAAGATATTATATTAGAACCATTAGCAAAGTTCAATGGTGATGTTATGTATTTTAAATCTTCACATGATGCAAGAGATTATATAGAAAAGTTATATGTTAATAGTGGAGTTGATGCTGTAGAATATGATGATGATGGTTTAGAAATAATAAGAGTTCAATAGGGTGACTAGTCACCTTGCAACAAGGAGAAACAAATGGCACAAACAGAATTAGATGTGTTACGTAGAAATGTAAAAGAATTACAGATGCAATTACGTGATGCTCATATACGTATTAAACATCTTCAAGAAATTAAATGGGCAGAAAGAGCTAATGAAAATCCTGATGCTTTACATATAAAAGGAGATAAAGATGAGTGAGAATAAATTTACTGATTGGTTACATAAAGAATTACAACAACAACAAAAAGAAAAGGAAACTATAATGGCTAGAGCAATAAAAAAAGATGGTGCTATGATTTTAGATGAAGCACAAAAGAAACACTTACTAGATTTATTTAATGCAGGTAGAGAAGTTTTTGATGACTTTGATATTAGATTTGTTAGAGCATGGGATTTAAAACAACTTGAAGATTTAATAGATGATATGAAAGATGCCTTTGGTATAGCACCTAAACTATCTGAATATAAACATGATGATGGTAGTGATATGCCTGCACATTTTCAAGACCACGTATGGTCTGATGACCCAAGAGCATACAAAAGAAAGGACTAATATGCCTATTAATTTATGGGATAAAGAATATAATAAAATATATAAAGAACTTCTACGTGAGTATCTTGATGATGGTTACGATTTAAATGAAGCAGAACGTAATGCTAAAAGAGATGCTAAAGAAATGATGAAAGACCAACTTGACTTTGTTGAAGACTTATGGGACAAAGCATTTAAAGATTTGGAGTAATGATGTGGATAATAAATTAATAAGTAAAGGAGCATGCTCCAAGTGTGGTTCAAGTGATGCAAGGGCAATCTATTCAGATGGTCATAGCTATTGTTATTCATGTGAAACAAGATTTAAAAAAGGAAATGATATGGAAACTGAGAAAATAATACCTATAAGACTAGAGAATGCTATCAAGACTTTTGGTACACTAGGTGCGTTGAGTGAACGTAGTATTCTTAAAGAGACAGCACATAAATATAATACAGATGTTAAAGTAAAAGGTAGTATGAACACACATCATATCTATAAATACTTTGATGAAGGTGGTAACAACATAGCTAATAAGGTACGTGAGGTAGCTACTAAAGATATGTGGTCTGAAGGTAATCTAACTAATGCAGGATTGTTTGGTCAGAATATCTTTGCACCTAAAGGAAAGTACATTACTATTACTGAAGGTGAAGTAGATGCTATGTCTGCCTACGAATTACTAGGTAGTAAGTGGGCATGTGTATCTATAAAGAATGGAGCACAGTCAGCACTACGTGATTGTAAGAAAGCATTTGAATATCTTGATAGCTTTGACCAGATAGTTATATCCTTTGATATGGATAAGCAAGGAAGAGAAGCAAGTGAGAAGGTAGCCCAACTCTTTTCACCTAACAAGTGTAAGGTCATGCACATGGAACATAAAGATGCTAACGAATATCTCAAGATGAATAAACGTGAGCAGTTCTCAAGAGCATGGTGGAATGCAAAGACTTATACTCCTGCAGGTATAGTAAACTTAAAAGAGTTAAAGGATACTTTGTTTGAAGAAGAGTATTGTGAGACTGTACTATTTCCTTGGGCTAAACTTAATGAGAAGACCTATGGTATGCGTACTGGTGAGCTGATTACTTTAACATCAGGTGCAGGTATGGGTAAGAGTTCTATCATGCGTGAGTTGATGCATCATATGTTAAAGAATACAAAAGATAATGTAGGTATCCTAGCACTAGAAGAGAACACAAAGAACACAGCATTTAATATTATGTCTGTTGAAGCTAATGCAAGACTCTATATTAATGAGATACGTAAGAAGTATAGTCAAGACAAATTAGATAAATGGTTTGATGATACTATAGGTACTGGTAGGTTCTTTGCCTTTGACCATTTTGGTTCTACATCTAATGATGAGATACTTGCAAGGGTTAGGTTCATGGCACAAGCATTGGATTGCAAGTGGATATTCCTAGACCATCTCTCTATCCTAGTATCAGGTCAGGAAGAAGGAGATGAAAGAAAATCTATTGATGTACTGATGACTAAGCTACGTTCATTAGTAGAGCAGACAGGTGTAGGATTACTATTAGTATCCCATCTACGTAGACCTTCAGGTGATGCAGGACATGAGAATGGTAAAGAGATTACTCTCTCACATCTACGTGGCTCTGCATCTATAGCACATCTATCTGATAGTGTGATAGGATTAGAACGTAATCAACAAGCAGATGATGAGGTAGCTTCTAACACTACCACCATACGTATTCTAAAGAATAGATATACTGGTGAGACAGGTGTAGCTACACATCTTTACTATGATAAAGAGACTGGTCGTATGAAAGAGATTGACAATCCTTACGAAATAGATAATAACAATGGAGAGGAGGCACCATTTTAATGTGGAAACATTATTGTCATACAGAACAAGAAGAGTTAGAAGTAGGTAATGGTGAAGAGTGTAACTGGTGTGGACTAGATGCTGAAGCTGTCTCTATAGATGGTTTTGATAAAGCTATTATAGGAAAAGGAGAACAATTTAATTCACCACCTTTACTTGTATATTCTTATAGTAGGATATGTAAGATACTAAGAGAAAGAGATGGTATGTCTTGGGAAGAAGCAGACGAATATGCTCAGTTTAATATTACTAATGTATGGGTAGGTGATAGAACTCCCATGATATTATATAATGAGTATTGGTATGATTGGAAAGATGATGAGAGCAATAGTTGATATAGAAACAGACAGCTTGAATGCAACTAAGGTTCATTGTATTGTGGCTAAAGACATAGACTCAGGGAGGGTTTATCCTTTTCCTCCAGACTTGGTAACTGAGTTCAAGTCTTGGGCACAAGGTGTCAAGCAATTTATTATGCATAATGGTTTATCTTTTGATGCACCTGTGTGTAATAGATTGCTAGGTACTAACATTAAACCTGATCAAGTTTTAGATACACTTGTATTGTCTCAGTTGTTTTATCCTATACGTGATGGTCATTCTTTAAAAGCATGGGGAGAGAGACTAGGCTTTCCTAAAGGAGATGTTGATACCTTTGAAGTGTACACACCAGACATGTTAGAGTATTGTAAACAAGATGTTAATATAACACATCAGTTATTAAATGAGATGAAGAAAGAAGGAAAAAACTTTTCACCTTATTCTATTAAGATAGAACATGATGTAAGAGTTATAGTAAACAAACAAGAACGTAATGGTTTTTATTTAGACATGAAAAAAACTATGAACTTATTAAATCTTTTACAAGATGAAGCAACTGAATTAGTTACGTGGTCTGTTAAACATTTTGATCCTACTGTAGTAGAGTTAGTAACAAAAACAAAATACATACCATTTAATATAGGTTCAAGACAACAGATAGCAGATAGATTATCTAAAATAGGATGGAAACCTAAACAACATACAGATAAAGGTAATATCATTATTAATGAAGCTGTATTAGATACAATAGATATGCCTGAAGCAAGAAAGTTCTCTAGGTATTTTCTATTACAGAAACGTATAGCACAAATTAAGTCATGGATAAAAGCATGTGATGATAATGATGGTAGAGTACATGGTAGAGTAATGACACTTAAAACTATTACTGGTCGTATGTCTCACAACTCTCCTAACATGGCACAAATACCTGCAGTACGTTCACCTTATGGTAAAGAGTGTAGAGATTGTTGGACAGTAGAAGATACCTCTACTCATTCTATTGTAGGTACTGATGCTAGTGGATTAGAGTTAAGATGTTTAGCTCACTACATGAATGATACTACATTTACAGACATACTATTAACAGGTGATATACATACACACAACATGAAGATGGCAGGTCTAACTGATAGAGACCAGGCAAAGACTTTTATATATGCCTTTATGTATGGAGCAGGTGCTGCTAAAATAGGAAAGATAGTAGGAGAAGGTGCTAAAGAAGGACAAAGATTAATAGATAATTTCTTATCAAGTATGACAGCTTTAAAAAGAGTACGTGATGGTGTAACTAAAGCATCAGCTAAAGGAAAGATTAAAGGTATAGATGGTAGATTACTACATATACGTAGTGCACATAGTGCATTGAATACTTTATTACAAGGAGCAGGAGCAGTTGTATGTAAGATATGGCTTATTAATATAATGACAAGAGTAAGAACACTAGGGCTTGATGCTAAACTTGTAGCTAGTATTCATGATGAGTATCAGTTTGAAGTTCTAAACACAGATGTTAAAAAGTTTGGACAGATAACTAAAGATGCTATGAAAGATACAGAGAAAGAGCTACACATGAAGTGTCCTCTTGATAGTGAATGGAAGGTAGGTAAGACATGGGCAGAGACACACTAAACGAACAGTTAATATTATTTCCATACGAGAAAGATATTGTTTATGATTTGGAAACAGATACCAGAGAATGCAAAGACTGTAAAAAAACTTTACCATTTAAGAACTTTCCAATTAAAAGTTTTATGACTGATAATTTGGGAATATTATCAAGAGTTTGTAAGAGTTGCGAATCAAAAAGAAATTCAAAGTATAAGCAAAGAAGAAGGGAAGTTAAACTTCCTGAAGAAAATTACTGTTGTCCTGTATGTTTAAGAAATGAAAAACAATTAAAAACAAATAAAATAGTTGTAGATGTTTCTACTTATAAACCTAGAGAACATAAATCTAAAAGAAAAAATGTGTGGTGTTTAGATCACGATCATATAACAGGTAAGATTAGAGGGTGGTTATGTAACTCCTGCAATGTTTCTAAAGGAAGTATAGGAGATGATTTAGAATCAGCAGAAAGATTAGTAAAATATTATAAAGGAGAATAACATGGAAGTTAAAGAATTTAAAGGAAGAAAAGATCATGCTCAGTATATAACAAGAGGTATACAGGTAGAAAATAACTTTATAAAGACTGTTAAAGAGCATGGATATACAGTTGAGATAGCTGATGATAACACTAACATATATAAACATATAGATTTATATCTTACTAAAGATAACAAGACAGTTAGTGTAGATGTAAAGGCTAGAAGAACAGGTAATAAACAAAGAGTTTTTGATGACGCATGGATTGTTGTTGAGTTTCTAAATACAATAGGTAAGAAAGGTTGGCTTTATGGTGACTGTGATTACTTTGTATTTGAAAGAGAGCATGACTATGTATGGTGTATCGCAAAAGAGTTAGTAGAATTAACTGACAAAGTTGTAGATAAAAGCACTAGAGTAGAAAGCTACAGAGATGCTAACTACAAAACATGGGGTAGAAAACATCAAGGAAAACAAGACCTTATCTCAAGAATTGAGATGAGTTATATATTAAAACTAAATAATACATTTATTATGAATAAAACTCTTGACAATATTAAAGAGCCATGTCATAATTCTTTTATTAATAAACAGAAAAGGAGTACACGTATGAGTGTAATACAAGGAACAGCTAACTGGGCACATATAATTAAACCTAACTTTAAATTTAAAGAGGAAGGTGAATGGAGTATTGATGTATGTAACCTTGACGAAAAGAATACTGCTATAGCTCAGAAAGATGGGCTATCTATTAAGAATAAAGGTGATGAGAATGGTAACTTTGTTACTATAAAAGCTAAGACTACATGGGGTAAAACAGGAGAGAAGAAAGATCCACCTAAAGTTGTAGGTGCTGACAAGCTTCCTTTTACAGAAGCTAAAGTTGGTAATGGTTCATTAGTTAATGTAAAGTACACTACGTATGAGCATAAACCTTATGGTACATTTGGTGACTTGAAAGCAGTAATGATTGTAAACTTTGTTCCTGCACCTGAGTCATTAGATGATGACATGCTTAGTGACTTTGATGTAGTTGAAGATGGATATAAAAGCAAGCAAGATGCTGACTTAGATTTTGCATAACAATTAAATAGGAAAGGATGGGAAGGTATAGTTTATCTTCCCATTTCTATTATGAAAACTATTGATACTTTAGTACAAGATATGTATGATTTATTTAATCCTCTTGTTGATTCAAATTTAAAAGAAGAAGAAGTTGATGCTCATCTAAACTCTTTTACAGAGAGTGTAAAGAAAACATTGAAAGGTTTACTTAATGAGAAACCTAGAGAAAGAGGTAGGCTAAGACTATCTGCTATAGGCAAACCTGCTAGACAATTATGGTATGAGAAAAATTCTAAAGAGGAACCTAAACCTTTAGAGTCTAACACAAGAATTAAATTTTTGTATGGTCATCTGTTAGAGGATGTCTTAATTCTTTTAGCTAGACTTTCTGGACATGTGGTAACTGACTTACAGAAACAAGTTAATGTACATGGTATTGTAGGACATCAAGACTGTGTGATAGATGGTGTATTGGTTGATTGTAAGAGTGCATCAGGTAAAAGTTTTCAAAAGTTTGCTAATGATAATCTAGCTACTGATGATCCCTTTGGATACATAGCACAAATCTCTGCTTATGCTGAAGGTAATGGTGTAGATGAAGCTGCTTTTTTAGCTATAGATAAACAACATGGAAGCATCTGTTTAACTCGTGTTCATTCAATGGAGATGATTAATGTTAAAGAAAGAATTAAATATCTTAAAGAAACTGTTGAGAAAGACTCTCCACCAGACAGGTGTTATAGTGATCTACCTGATGGGGCTAGTGGTAATCGTAAGCTTGCTATTGGTTGCTTGTACTGTTCGCACAATCGTACTTGTTGGAGTGATGCTAATGAAGGTAAGGGATTACGTGTCTTTAATTATTCAAATGGTAAGAGGTATCTTACACAAGTTAAAAAAGAACCTAATGTGGAGGAGATAACTGAATGGTAAGTCATTGGGTTCAATATGGAACTAAAAAACTTTTTGTTCCTGACTTAGATAAGTTTGGATTTGTTTATATCATTACTAATTTACAAACAGAAAAGAAATATATAGGATGTAAACAATACTTTATTGGCAAGTCAAAACGAGAATCAAGATGGCAATCTTATATGGGTTCTTCAAAATATTTAAAAGAAGATATAAAAAAAGTAGGTAAGAAAAATTTTAAGTTTGAAGTGATTGATGAATTTAAAAACAAAAGAAGTTTAAAGTACTATGAGTTAGCTTATCAAGTAAAGTATAATGTACTAACTGATTGTGTTGAAGGTTCAGACAATAATAAATATTATAATAATTATATAGGTGGTAAATTTTTTAGACCTGTAGAAAGAAAGGAGGTAAAAAATGTCAATTAAAAAAGCAATGTACGACACAGCACTAGCTGAGTTTCAATCTCAAAGAGATAAAGCTATTACTAATGCACGTATATACTTAAAACATCCTAGTGGCATAGGAGAACATGGACAAGTAGTTGATGAATTTATTAAACAAGTAAAGTTAGCTGCTGAAGCAGACGAAGCTGCGTCTATGTTAATAGATACATTTAGAGATGAGATAGCACAAGAAGAATAAAATGGATGAAGAGTACATTGAATTAATAACAGAGTTAGAAGAAGAAACTTTTACAAGTCCTGAAAGAATCTTATTTATTTCTGTTATCTTTCAAGCATTGTTAGATGCAACAAAAGAAAAGACTATAGTAGAATCATCACGTACAAGTGTTGAGAGACAACATGCACGTGCTTGGTTCTTCTGTAGTGTTGGTGTAACGTGTGATAACTTTGAGTATGTCTGTGAGAATGCAGGTATGGATGCAGACTATACAAGAAGTTTCGCAATTAAAGTAATTAATTCAAAGGAAATAAAATATGTCAGACAAAGAATCAGAAGAGTTCTCGACAAGTCGTGAGAGCTATGAACAATATATGTATAGAAAAAATCAAGAAGAAAAAGCAATAGAAGGTACACATGAGTATGAGTATGGTAAAGCTACTGATAAACAAATAGGTGGTAGTCATTATAAAGATTGTGTTATACAACCTGTAGATTATATTGTAGAAAATAAGCTTGACTTTCTAGAAGGTAATATAGTAAAGTATATAACTAGACACAAAACAAAAAATGGTATAGAAGATATTAGAAAAGTAATACACTATGCAGAGTTAATATTAGAAAAGAAATATGGAAAGGAAAAATAGATGGCATCATTAATGGGTAGTAATTATTTACCTACTGAGTACCAATCATTCATTCACATGTCTAGGTATTCTAGATGGATAGAAGAAGAAGGTAGAAGAGAAACATGGAGTGAAACAGTAGGAAGACTTGTGTCTTTCTTTAAGGATCATATAGATACTAACTATGAAGGAGGAGTTACAGATAAAGAGTGGAATGAAATAGAAGAATCTATTTTATCTCTTGAAGTTATGCCAAGCATGAGAGCTCTTATGACTGCAGGTAAAGCATTAGATAGAGAACATGTATCAGGTTATAACTGTTCTTATATTCCTATTGATAGCCCAAGAGCATTTGATGAGGTGTTATATATTCTTATGAATGGTACTGGTGTAGGCTTCTCTGTTGAGAGACAGTATGCTGACAAGCTACCTACTGTACCTGATGTAGAGTTTGAGTACATAGATAGTGTTGTTTCTGTTACTGATTCTAAAGATGGATGGGCAAGAGCCTATAGAGATTTGATAGCTTACCTATACACAGGTAGAGTACCTAAGATAAATGTATCTAAGGTTAGACCTGCAGGTGCTAGACTTAAAACATTTGGTGGTAGAGCTAGTGGTCCTCAACCTTTGGTAGATTTGTTTGACTTTACTATTACTAAGTTTAAAGAATCAAGAGGTAGAAAACTTTCCTCTATGGAATGTCATGACATAGTATGTAAGACAGGTGAGGTTGTAGTTGTAGGTGGAGTACGTAGGTCAGCTCTTATATCTTTATCTAACTTATCAGACCAACGTATACGTACAGCTAAGACAGGTGAGTGGTGGTCAACTAATCCAGAGAGAGCTTTAGCTAATAACTCTGTTGCTTATACAGAGAAACCTGATCCAGGTATCTTCATGAAGGAATGGTTGTCCTTGTATGAAAGTAAGTCAGGTGAGAGAGGTATCTTTAGTAGAGCATCTGCTCAAAAGAAAGCTGCTGAGAATGGTAGAAGAGAATCTAACTGGGACTTTGGTACTAATCCTTGTAGTGAAATTATCCTTAGACCTAATCAGTTTTGTAACCTTACAGAGATAGTAGTACGTGCTGGAGATACTATTAATACTCTTACAAGAAAGATTAAAGTAGCTACCTTACTAGGTACTATACAATCTACCTTTACTAACTTTGGCTACCTAAGAAAAGTATGGCAAGATAATACAGAGGAAGAAAGATTACTTGGTGTATCTCTTACTGGTATTATGGATTCTGAATTACTTAATGGCAGAGAAACAGGACTTGCTAAGACATTAGAGAAACTTAAAAAGGTAGCAGTAGAGTGTAACAAAGAATATGCTGAGAAGTTTAACATCAATCAATCAACAGCTATTACTTGTGTTAAACCTTCAGGTACTGTGAGTCAGTTAGTTGATAGTGCTAGTGGTATACATGCTAGACATAATCCTTATTACATTAGAACAGTAAGAGGTGATAACAAAGACCCATTGACTGAGTTTATGAAGTCATGTGGTATACCTAATGAGCCTGATGTAATGAAGACAGAACATACTACTGTATTCTCTTTTCCTATGAAAGCTCCTTCAGGTTCAGTATGTAGGACAGACATGACAGCTATAGAACAGTTAGAGATATGGAAAACATATGCCAAGCATTGGTGTGAACATAAACCTTCTGTAACTATTAGTGTTAAGGAAGAAGAGTGGGTTCCAGTAGGTGCATGGTGTTGGGAAAACTTTGAGTATCTAAGTGGTGTATCTTTCTTACCTTTCTCTGACCATACATATCAACAAGCACCTTATCAAGATATAGATGAGAAAACTTATAAAGAGTTAGTAAAAGCTATGCCTTCTAGTATTAACTGGGCTAAGTTAAAAGACTTTGAAAAAGAAGATAACACGAAAGGATCACAAGAACTTGCATGTACTGCAGGGGTATGTGAGTTGGTGGATATATAATGAAAGAAAGTAAACCTGCAATAGCTACTGCTGATGTTGAATTAATTAGAAAGGTGATAGCTTATTATTTAAAATATGCTTCACCTCCTAATAAAGAAGTAGAAGAGAAGTTATTATCTCTTCACCATAGAGTAGGTAGATTATAAAAGTTCTTGACTTTTAAATTAAACTATGGCATAATTACATTAAAGTTGAGGGAGTGTTTTGTTTCCTTTCGCTCCCTCATAATAAGGAGATAAAATGAATACAGTTTATATAGGGTATGACCCCAAAGAAGATACAGCATATGAAGTTTTAAAGTTTACCATAGAAAGAATATCAGGTAATAACATACGTGTTGTACCATTAAGAAAAGATCTATTAGAACTTACAGGAATGTACAAACGTAAGTCTGAGTTAATAAAAGGACAGCCTTATGATGTTATAGATGGCAGACCTTTCTCAACTGAGTTTAGCTTTAGTAGGTTTTTAGTACCTGCTTTAAATTTATATGAAGGTAAAGCTTTATTTATGGATTCAGATATGTATTTACGTGCTGATGTAAATGAGCTATTTGAAATGTGTGATATGGATTACTATCCTGTATGGTGTGTTCATCATGACTACAACCCAAAAAATAAAACAAAAATGGATGGTAAAGAACAACACCAATACAACAGAAAGAATTGGTCTAGTCTTATAATGTTTAATTGTGGACATAGTGAGAATAGAAAGCTTACACCTGAAGTAGTTAATACACAAACAGGTAGATGGTTACATGGCTTTGGTTGGTTGCCTGATAAAGAAGCAGACATAGGTAGAATACCTGAAGAATGGAATTGGTTAGATGGTCATTCACCACCAGACATGGATGCAAAGAATGTACACTTTACTACAGGTGGTCCTTGGTTTAAAGATTGGAAACCAAGAGGAGAAGTAGAAGGTAAGTATGCTGTTGAATGGTGTAATGATGCAGACTACTTAAAGCTTAAAGGTATAATTAAAATGGATAAGGACTACATGATATGAAGATAAATTTTGTTACTTCTTTTAATGAAGATATTTATAAAATTGCAGGACATCATTTACTTAAATCAATTAAAGATAATTGGAAACCTGATATAAATGTAACATGTTACTATCATAATTTAGATTTAAAAAACTATTCTATACTAGAAAATAACTCAGTATCTTTTAGAAAATTAGAAAAGATAGAAGATTATAAACTATTTAAAGAAGTAAATATAACACATGATGGTACAGAGAAAGGACAAATTCCTTACAACTGGAAATTAGATGCTACTAAATGGTGCAATAAAGTATTTGCTTTGACTGAGAAAGCTTTTGAATTAGCAGAAGAATCTAAAGATGCAGGTTGGTTGATATGGATTGATGCTGATTCTATGTGTCAAAAAAGATTAGTACCTGAAGACATACTTAATATGTTAAATGATGATTGTGATATAGCTTATTCAGGTGTAAGAGATTATCCTGATGGTTCTAGGTATCTTGATACATCTTTCATGGCTTTTAATTTAAATAAGAAACCTGCTCTTGATTTACTTGGTGACTTACGTGGTGCTTATAACTCAGGAGAACTACTACAGTACAGAGAATGGCATGACTCTTTCTTAATGGAAAGGCTTTTAAATATTTATAAAGCTCATGGTATGCATATAGAATCTGTTGAACAAATTAAAGATTACATTACACACTTTCAAGGTATAGAAAATATAAGTCTTAATCCTATTAGAGATAATGATGGTAATAGATTAGTTGCTTTATCAGAAGATAAAACATCTCAAGACATTATGCCTACAAGATATAAACAATTAGCTGATGTTATTAGAGAATATAAACCTAAGTCTATAATAGAAGTAGGGACATGGAATGGTGGTCGTGCTATTGAAATGGCTCTTGCTGCTTTTGAAAGTCAAGATGAACTATTGTATAGAGGGTTTGATTTATTTGAAGATGGTACTTTAGAAACAGATTCAGAAGAATTTAATCTTAAAGCACACAATACTCAGAGTGCTGTTATAAAAAGATTACAAGACTTCAGGGCTAGGATGATGGAGAAAAAGAAAGTCTTTACATTTGAGTTAGGGAAAGGTAACTCAAAAGATATACTAAAAGATCGTACAGATTTAGATGCTGATCTTGTTTTAATAGGTGGTGGTAATAGTATAGCTACTACAAGAAGTGACTATGATAATTTAAAACATAATCCTATTATTGTTATTGATAATTTCTTTAGAGAAGATGAAGAAAAAATAAATGCTCCTGAACAATACCAAGGAACAAATAAAATTTTTGATAGTTTACCTAAAGGAAAAAAAGATGGAGTACGTAGATGGGTATTACCTTCTCAAGATAAAGTAAGAGGTGGTGGTTTTACACATCTTACTGTTATACTTACTGATAAAAAATTACAAGATATACCTAAAGGTTTATTAAGTGTTCCTATTGTAGTACATCCTAGAGATTGTGTACCTAAAGATTTTATTAGGGATAACATTAGAACTAATTTAAAACTTATAAAGACTTGGCTAGGTAAATTTCCTATGCATCAAGGTAATGTTACACTTGTATCAGGTGGTCCTTATTTAAATATACCTAAATTAAAAGCACATATAAAAAATAATCCTGATAGTAAAATTGTATGTGTTAAACATTCTTATCCTACACTTATTAATAATGGTATACTTCCTTGGGCATGTATTGTACTAGACCCTAGACCTATTACAGGTACAAGTACACATGGTGTAGTAAGAAAAGATTTATTTAAAAAGGTAGAAAAGAAAACTAAATTCTTTGTAGCTTCCATGACTGATCCTTCTGTTACTGAACATTTAATATCTAAAGGTGCAGAAATACATGGATGGCATGCATTTACAGAATCATTACGTGATCCAGAAGAACAGAAGAAAGCAGTACATAATAATTCTGTTACTCTTAATCCTGCTATAGGTATACCTCAAGGTGCTACTCTTATTACAGGTGGTACATGTGCTGCTATGAGAGCTTTAGGTATCTTTCATACTATGGGATTCAGACACTTTGACTTGTTTGGATTTGATTGTAGCATGGAAGAACCTACTAAAGAACAACAGAAAGAAACTACAGGTGCTGAAGATGAAGAACCTAAACCTAAATATTTTAAAGTAGGTATAGGAGATACACAGTATTGGACTACAGGAGAACTTCTTGCTATGGCACAAGACTGTGAAAGAACATTTGCTAATCCACCTATGGAAATGAATTTAAATTTCTATGGTAAAGGTACATTGGTAGCTGCTCTATGGAATTTACAACCTAAACCAAAAACATTTGAGGAAACATTTAATGGATAACTATGTATTACCTACAAAACCTAAACCTTCTGAAAAGTATTTAGAATTAATAGAAGCTTATAAACATTTACATGAAGATGATGCTAAGTTTCAAGGTATAAGTTTAATACCTTTTGCTATAGATATATATGGCATTATACAATATAATAAATGTAAATCTATTTTAGATTATGGTTGTGGCAAAGGGTATCCTTACAAAGAACAATACAAAAATCTTAATCATAAAGGAAAGATACCTAACTTTGATAAACCTTTACATTTATGGTGGGGTATAGAAGATTTATTCTTATATGATCCAGGTGTACCAGAACATGATAAGCTACCTACTAAAAAACATGACATGGTAATATGTACTGATGTGTTAGAACATATACCTGAAGAAGATTTAGATTGGATAATACGAGAGATATTTAGTCTATCTAGTTCAACAGTCTTTATAAACATATCTTGTGAACCTGCTTTAAAAACATTTACTACAGGTAAATATAAGGGAGAGAATGTACATGTTTCTTTATTTGATAATAAATGGTGGGTAAATAAAATGAAAGGTATATGGAAAGAGTACAAAGATTTAAAAATATACTTGACTTGTACATCAAAAGAAGGTATAATAGGGACATGTATCAAAGGAGATTAACATGCTTAGTTTATTAACACAACTACTGCCTGTTGTAGGAGAGGTTATAGATAGAGTTGTACCTGATCCTAAAGCTAGAGAAGCTGCTAAGTTACAGCTAATTCAACAAGCACAAGAAGGAAAATTAAAAGAAGTAGAACATCAGTTATCAGCTATACTTGCTGAAGCTCAGTCAAAAGATCCTTGGACATCCAGAGCAAGACCTACATTTTTATATGTAGTGTACTTATTAATATTAACATCAATTCCAATGGCTCTTGTTCATGCTTTTAATCCTGAACTTGCACTACGATTAATAGAAGGTTTTCATGGCTGGCTCTCAGCTATACCTGAACCTATTATTACATTGTTTGGTGTAGGTTATCTTGGTTATACAGGTGCTAGGAGTTACGATAAATTTAAAAGGTTAAACTAAACTATGTTTCCATACAATGAATCAGAATGGGAGTGGATCTCATCTGCTAATACTTTACAAGGAGAAATTAAATGGCTAAGAAATCTAAAGATACTACCAAGAAAAATAAGAAAAAAATCAAGTACATTATTGCATGCCTTGTCCTTTCATTAATAGTCATAGGTTCTATATTTTTTACAATGCCTAAAGAAGCAGAAGCTACTGAGTCTAAAGGGTTTAGTACATTACCTGGATGGTCTGCAGGATACAGATACTACTTCGATATGGATGAAGATCAGAAAAGTAAAATGCGATTGTTTGGTAAGTATAAACAAGTAAGTGGTAGTACTATCAAGTTTGGTTGGACTAGAGAAACTGGTAAAGATCTTAATCAGTTTGATACTAATATAGATGATGATGGTATTATCTTTTTTGAACAGGAGTTTAAATTTTAATGATTAATGATATAAAATATTTATATAATAAATATAAAGATACTACTTTAACATATGTTATTTACTATGGAGTAGTAACAGGACTTATTGCAGGGTTGTTTCATTGGGCTGTTAGATAATGCTTGAGATATTTCATGTAGCTATACTCCTCATTTGTTTTCGTGGGGAGTGTACTACATTTGAGAGTGCACCTTACTCTAAAGATTTAAGTTTAGAGAACTGTGAACGTATGCTCTCGTATACATTTCAAACTCAAGTAGGTCCTTACTATGATAACATTATAGACTTTGATAAAGATAAACCTGAAGACATTGAAATTGTTGATGGAAAATGTGATACTACAGATCGTAGAGATAACTTATGGAAGATTACACCTAATGTTAATCCAGATTTAAATGAAAATAAACAAGAGAATATTTGGAGATTAGAAAGAGAGCAAGAAATTTAATGGCTATTAATGAGAAACAAGAACGCTTTGCTCAAGCTTATATACTACATAGAAATGCTACTGAAGCTGCTAGAGCTGCAGGTTATACAGGTAGTAGTGCTCAAGCTTTTGCAAATCAAGGTCATAGGTTACTAAATAACGAAGAGATTAAAGAACGTATAGAAGAGCTTGAGTCTACACTAGAAACAAATGTAGATGTTATATCTGAAATAGAAGCACAATATAACAATGCTAATAGAAGTGGTAATGCTACAAGTGCTATAAAAGCTTTAGAGTTATTGTCTAAGGTAAGAGGAGTTAAGAATGATAAAGAAGTAGAGCTGACTCCTGAGACTGTAGACCTAAGTATTGTTAAGTCTTTAAAAATATTAGGTAAAGATAAAGTTAATAAACTTATAGAACTATGTGAGTTTAAGTAGACAATACTTTAATAAGTTTAGTTAATAAAGTTTCTTCTTTAACCTCACACTTACATTCATTACATTTACAGTCTGGATTATTCTTCAGTATCAACTTGTCTTTTTCTGACATGTTTACATTTCTCCCTTACAGTAGCAAAGCTAGAACCTAAATCTAAATCTCTATAACGAGAACAAAGTTTTAATAATTCTAACTCTTGTTTTAAATTCATGTTTTGTTGCATCATTTTTTTATATTCTTTAGTACAACTAGATCCTAATTGAAATCTAAATCTAAATCCTATAGCATAATCTTCTGATTCTCCATCATAATTATTAGTATAAGAATGTGGATAACTATTACCTGATTGTCCTTTACGTAATTCTATATAAGGTTCTGCTGATCCACTACTACAATGATTACCAGAGTCATTAAGGTATTCATTAATAGCTTTTGAGCTTTTAACAGACCATGCAATAACAATTATAAATATAAATAAAGCTACCCAGAAAGGACCTCTGTTCCATGTAGGCATTAGTACCCTCCATTAAGTAATCTATTTAACTCCTGTATGTCATGCTTCTGATCTTGTAGTGTATCTTTAAGAGTATAGTACTGTTGTTCTGAAGATCTAACAATACCCTCCATTAATGCTACTCTTTCTATTACTTGTGTAATCTCTACAACAAGTTCTTCTCTAGCAGTATTATATTTATCATTAATATTTTTTACTTCTATAGTATACTTACTATCAATAGAGTTTACTTTCTCTTTAAGTATAGCTAGTTCTCTTTCAGTAGTTGTAGTTACACCACTAAGATTATTAACAAAGTTTATCATACCATAACTTGCACCAATAATAGTTAGTGCTACTGGCAACCATACTGCTATTTGTCCTATTCTCATGGTTTATTCCTTTGTTTTAAAATATTTTAGCTCTGTAGTGAGGCAGGAGTGCCCTCTAACACCCTTTGGTATACCATAGTACCCTAGAGAACCACATGTTAGTAGCTCCACACCCAAGGTCTAGCAACAAGGGGACTAATATCCATAGTGTCTAAATGAATAAATCGTGCACCATGAGGACCTTTTTGACTCACACCTATACCAGTAAACCCTTCTTCAATAGCTAACTGTATAATTTTAAAAGCTTTGTCTCCATAACACGCTATATCTACAGCTTTACCTTCTACATGTGCAGAACTTTTAGATCCTCCTACTCTATCATTATGTTCAGGGTCTCTATAGCCAGATGTAATAGTCATGGGTGCACTAAGTTTCTCACGTATAGCTACAAGCTTAGTCATGAAGTCTTCATCCATATGTACATTACCTGAACCTTTACATCTCATCTCATCTTCAGTAAAGTATATCCATCTTTTATGCATTAATGTTTCTCCATCCACCTATCTAGTTTAGCTTCTAACTTATCAAATCTTGTTAGTATCTTTCCTATCTCACTATTTACTTCAGCTTTAGTTGCATAATTAATTGCTAGATGTTCTCTAGTTTTTGCATCTTCTAAAGCATGGTTTCTTAAATCTCTTCTTAGTACATTGATAGAATTATTTGTACCTTTAATCCACCATAAGAATGCACCTACAGCTAATGTAAGTATAGCATTCCAAAGCATAGTCATATCTTCCATTGTCTTAATCCTCTTCGTTTATTTTAGAACCTGTTGTTGCTTCATCCATTTTTTGAAAGTACTCTACTGGTAAATTTATACCTAATTTTTTTAATTTTTTTTGATAATTGTCTATATCACTAGAAGTTAACTTAGAAGGTGTATGCATATTTAATCCTATATTAACTAATATATCTATATTATTATTATTTCTTAAATTCTTTACAATATCTTCCATAGAAAAACCTAAAGTTTTATAAGCTTCTACATACATACGTATGTTTTTTTCATCTCTTAATATACGTAACTCATCTGATTTCTTAGCGTTCTTTAAATCTTGTTCAGTAGTAACAGCTCTATCACCTGCAAAATTTCTACCAAACTTTTTTAATTTAAGTATAGGACCATCTATACCTTTTAATAACTGAGAAAGTTTTTTATTTTTATTTATATTATTTAAATCATAACCTATATTATATTTAACAGAAGAAGATAAATCTTGTAGATTAACTTTAAAACCTAGCAATGCTTTCCAGTCTGTTTGTCCAGGAACTCCTTTATATTCAGTAGATATTAAAGAATCTGATCTTCCTTTTGTTCTTTCTCCTTCAGGAATATAACCTTTTTGAGATTCAAACTCTGCTCTATTTTGTATAAATTTTCTTACACCTGGAAAAAGTAAAGCTTCACCTACACCATATACAGCAGCTCCAGGATTACCTTCATCTACATCTTTTACTGCTTGTACTAATGAATCTGTTATTATAGATGTTCCTAAAAAAGGAGCTAAAGTTTTATCTACCATAGAAATACCTAATTTAAAAAGTTCAGGTTCATATCGTATATTTTTTATTTTTTCTAATGACATCTCATCATCATTTAATATTTTATGAGTAAACCTAGCTGCTGATTTAATAAAACTAAATGGATCTAAACTGCCTGATGAAACACTTCTTATAACCTTTTTACCTTTATAATCTTCTACACCACTTAAATAAAATTGAGGAACATTATAATTAAAAGAAGGTCCTACTATATAAGAAGCTTCCTTTTCATCATCTGATATGCCCATCATAACTTGAGACTTTGCTTGTAGTACATCTGCACCTAAACCTGCAATAGTCATTCCACCTAAACGCCTAGCAGCTAAAGACATTAATTCAGGATTACCACTAAGTGCATCTTCAACTGTATAAGCAACTAGATTTTTAGCGACTCTTGTAGACTCAGCAGCAAATGTAGCAAAATCTCCTATAGGTTTATTCCTTAATTTTTTTAAAAACTTAGGAGCAATTAAATAATTAGGCATTAAATCTCTTGTTCTTTTTGCTGCCATTTCTTCAATCTCAATTAAAGATCTTTCTGGAAAAGCTTTTGATAAATACTTTATTGTGTTTTCAAAATGCATTATTTTATATATATCATCTTCAAGTTGATATGTATCTATAACTTTACCTAATGTTTTTTTTGTAACTTTATAAGGAGAAGTTAAAAGTTTTCTAGCTACTGAAGGTTTATCATACATATTAATACCACGTGACATTTGTTTTATGTTAGCTCTAATAGTTTCTGTTAAAACATCACTACCTGTAATACCTAATTCCCTATATCTATTCCATTTTTGTGTAAGATTTTTAGTAGTTAAACCAGATAGTTTAGAACCAACAAATGTAGCAGCATTTACTGCACCTCTTGTACCAGGAATAAATCCATTAGCAGCCATAAATATATTATTACCAAATACATTAACAGCATGTGTAGCTGGATTTAATGCAGTTAAACCTAATTGAGAAGTTGTTTTTAAAGCAAGCCATGACCTCATTGCACTACTTTCTGTAGGATTAATAGCTTGTAACCCATCTTTTAAAGCTTGTTTATAATTAGGATCTATATATAATCCTTCTAAAGGATTTTTTATTGAACCTTTATTAATAGGACCTTTACCAAAAATTTTAGCCAATCTTTCTTGAGCAACATCATTTGCTAATTCAAACTTTCCTACATCTTCAGGAGCAAACATTTGCTTTCCTTTTTTTATAGACTCTTTAGCTGCTCCACTATCTATCATATCTTTAGCAAGTGTTTCTAAAAAATCTACTTCTGCTTTATATACAGCTAACTTTTGATAAGCATTAACATAATTAAGATTAGGATCTTTAACTTCTCCTAAAAATGATTTAACTTTTTCATCTAATTTTTTTCTTTTAAAAAATCCTTTTGTAGTAGAACCTGTTTTACTTGATGCTGTTCCTGCTAAGTCAGATAAGAAAGAACCAATACCATCTGGACCTTTTTGATAATTTTTTAATGCTTGATTTATATTTTCTGCTGCTTGTGCAGGTGTAAGATTCATTGTGTTAATTAAATAATCAGATATATCTCTCATACCTATATTAGATATACGATCTAATTGATTGTTAGATATATTCTTACGATTTTTTTTAAGAACACTTTTCATTTCTCTAATATAAGAAGGATTTTCAAACATCTCAAAAGTACGTGTAATATATGTTTTTAAATTATCTTGTATAGTAACTTTTAAACCACCTGATGTTCTATTTTCTTTTAAAAAATATCCAGATAAGTCATCAATTTCTTTTCTCATACCTATAACTTTAGGCTTAACAAGAGAAGGCAGTTGAGCTAGAGCTGATTTATTTCCAGCCAATGCTTCATTAACTACAGCAATGTTTTCAACAGAATCAAATTTATCTTTCTTCATTAATTTAGATAACTCTCTACTTTCTACCACAGCAGTATCATAAGCATTTTTTGCTACAGCATTATACTTTACAAAGTTAGCTAAAACATCATCTGTCATTCCTCTTCTTGAAGTAGTAGCTGTTAAAAGTTTATTTAATTGTGTAGGTATTACTTTTTTAGTACCTGCTTTTATACCTTTATAAGTTAATGATAATCCTTTTAATCCTCCAAAAAAAGTTACTTCTAATCCCATATTATTTATAAAAGCTTGTACTCTTTGTTGAGCTGCTGTATCATTAGGATTAATAGCTAAACTTTCTAAAGCTAAAGTTGATTCAGGAAACTTTTCTAATAAAAAATTAACAGCATTCTCTTGTGGGTCTTCTACTATTGTAGCACTTGCAGCAAAAGCTGTACCATAGAGTGCTAAATTTTTAGCAACTGTAGCTATCCTACCATACTTACCTTTAATCTTTGTAGCATTAGTTAAAACTTTATTTGTTTTAATAGCTTGATTAATTTTTGCTGCTCTAGCTGAAGAATTAATTAACTTAGCATTTCTTGTTACACCTCCAACAAGTCTTGCTCCTTTTATTATACCAGTAGCAGGTATAAAATATGAACCTATATTTCCAACCATCTCTTCAGCTTTACCATACACACCATCACCATGATAAGGATTAAAGATTTGATCAGAATATTCTTTAACAACTTCAGGAACATAATCACCTGCAGTATTTAAAAAACTGCCTACTTTAGCTTTAAACTCAGGAAAGAAATCTTCTGTAGTATCTGCAATACCTCTTCCTGCTTCACCAACTGCTCTACCTACTGTACGTATAATAGGATCAACAACAGGAATATTTGTTATTTGAGCTTGTTCATCTAACTCTTCTGGAGGAGTATCAGCATATTCTATGTATGCTTCTTTAAACTCATTCTTATCAAAACCTTTAGCTGTTAGTATTTGATTATATTTTTCTTCATCCAATAACTTCTGAGCAGCAAGAGCATCTAATTCTTGAGCTGTTTCACGAAAGTCTTGTGAGTTAATACTTATAGCCATTTATTGTGTACCTAGTATTATATCTTTTGCATTACCTATAGTACTATTTGGTACTTTAACACCATCAACAATACCATCATTTATAGTTTTTTTAGCACCTTCAGAAACATCTAATACTTTTTCATCACCAGTAAATAAACTAACAATATTTGTTGTTACCATATTATCAAATGCTATTTGTGTATTAGCAAATGTTTTACCTGCAGCAGCATCTAGTTGTAATCTTTGCAGAGCATTATCTTGTGCCCATGTTAATATTTCATTTTGAGTCCATATTCCTGGTTTATCTCCTCTTAAAGGATTATTAATATTAGGATTTAGACCTGATATAGCAGCTCCTTTAGTTAACAAAAGTGCAAACTTTGGATTTGTTTGTGCTTCTACATTTTTTATAACTTCAGTAATTTTTCTACCAGTTATTTTATTTAAACCTAATGCATCTAAACCTGCAGCTTTAGCTGTCATATACTTTGCATATTCTCCTGATAGTGCTTGTAACTGAGCCATATAAGTATTAGCTAATTCTAAATTACCTGAAGCCATAGCTTGTCTATATTTAATTTCTAATTTACCTACTTCTCTATCTTGCTGTCTTATGTTATCTCTTGATGCTGCTTCTGCTGCACCTATCTCAGGACCTGCTTTTCCTAACATAGTTAATACCTGTCCTACTCCACCTCCTGGTGCATTTGTTACATCTTGATCAGTACCTAATCTTGCCATAGCTGTAAAGGCAGCTTGCTCTCTATTAAATTGTGCATTATCTCTATCTGCTTGTAAATAAGACTTGTCTCTTGCTAAATCTTTTTCCATAAGTTTGTTTGATTCTTGAAGATCTTTTTCAGACTGTTTAAATCTTTCAGTATAAGGTCCTTGGAAATTTCTTA